TCGTAATGCTGAAGCACTAGCACTAGGTGGTTCTATGTTTGGCTCTGGTCGAACTGGTCTAATGTCTAGTCCAGATGCTCTAGGGTTCACTGGTGAGAAAGGCATGATGTCTCCTGATGGTACTGGATTTGCTCAGGCATTTGCACAGCAAGACGCAGCAGATCGTTACAATGCACAGCAACAAGCACAGCAGCAAAGGCAGATGGATATTAATGTTGGTAACAGTATGTTCAATCAGTCTATGGGTCTTGATGCAGCAGGTATGGATCAGCAACAACTAGGTGGCATGTTAGGATCACAACAATCGGCTGCTAATAATGCTGCTGGTGGTAACTTAGTCTCTGGTATGGGTGGTGGTGCAGAGTCTAGGCAGAACCAAGGTCTAGCACAAGCTGGTAAGTATACAGGTATTGGTAATGCACTAGGTAATATTGGTTGGGATAAGATAGGTGGTATGCTTAACCCTGTAAGTAACTCAGATGTAGTCAATGCTTATGCTGGTAACATGAGTAGAGGTGGTGGACATCCTTCTATGGGTGGTTATTCAAACAATGGATACACCCCTATGCCTTACCTAACAAGTAATCAAGGCATGGGTGCTAACTACACTGGACGGAACTACTAGGAGAATATTATGGCTAGTGATGTAATGAGTTTATTTGGTTTAAATCCTAATGCTTTACAACAGCAAAGGACTAATGATGCAGTGACACAAGCCTCTGCAATGAATCCTTTCTTTGCTGCTGGTGCTGCTGGTGGTGCGCTCATGGGACAAAGTGTTAACTCTGCCCTTGGTCTACAGACACCAGAGATGGCACAAGCAGAGGGTGTACAGCAGAGCTTAGAGGGTGCTGACTTAACTACTCCAGAAGGTATGCGAGATGCAGCTAGTAAGTTGATGCAAGCTGGTGATTATGCTACAGCTATGGACTTGTACTCAAGGGCGAGTAGTATGGTAGCAGCAGAGCCTCGTCCTGTGGCTGCTAAGGCAGATACTTTAGGTTCTGAGGGCTTGTATATAGATCCCGAAGGAAACATATTCCAAGGTGCATATTTTAATAAACGTCTTTCTATTGAGGATGGTAAAGGAGGTTGGAAACCAGCTCCTACTAACAGTAAAAAGTATTCTGATCCAAAAACAGAATCACAAGCTTCTCAAGATAGCGGTAGTACTCCTAATACGTTTAACAGAGAAGGTGCGTTACGAATTATAAGAGATAAAAAACTTGTTGATACTGGAATTGCTACAGATGAAATTCCTGCCTTAGACGCTGGTCTTATGGCTGATTTTATGACTAGGGAAGTAGAGAATCTAACTAGTAGCACTGGTGGTAGGCATTCTCCTAGTGAGGCAATAAGAATAGCTACAGAAAGAGCAATGCTTGGTATATATAATGACGACTCTTTTATCAGTAGTGACTCCTTGAGATGGCGTGACCCTGCTAATCAACCTGCTGTTGCTGGTACTGGCACATCCGTGAATCAAAACGCAATGAAATATTTACCTAAGTAGAAGGTCTTACAATGGCACAAGAATATACAGAAGAACAGGCAATGGGGGCTATAAAGAATGCTCATGCTGCTGGTGATAATGATGCTGTTAATCAGTGGGCAGACTACCTTGATAACATGAAGGGTGTTCCTGTTGAGTCTGCTCCTCAAGAACAAGTTGAACCTGAGAAGGAAGAGACATTTGGTAGGGGATTTGTAGAGACTAAGAGCATGGTTCAGAATCTTAGTGACATAGTAGGCGCAGCTACTGGTATATCTCCTAAGTTAACCTATAGAGATGAGGATGGTTATGGGCTTGGTTACAGTTCAACAGAAGAACAATATGGTGAGGACTTTGGAGACTTATCTTTTGATGAACGAAGAGTACGAATCAATGAACGTGATGCTGCTGAGGTAGAGAGGCAGTACCCTAACCAAACAGGTAGTACATTCGGTAGTATAACAGGTGCTGTTACTGACCCTTCCATAGCTGTTCCTATTGGTCAAACTTACAAAGTTATGGCTTTAACTTCTGCTGGTTTAGCTGGTACATATAGTGCAGCAGATCAGTTAATGGACAAGGGGGAAGTAGATCTATTAGAAGTAGGTGCTCACGCAGCCGCAGCAGCAGTACTAGCTCCTGTATTAGGCTATGGATTGACTAAAGTTGGAGAGAAGATTTCAGCTAAGTTATTACCTAATAGAATTAAAAAAGCTAACAAGGCTATTACTGATTTAAACCAGAATGTAGAACATGCAATCTTTACTGCCAGAGAAAGTGGCACAAAGATGACTAGAGCACAGGCATTAGAGCAAGCTAAAAAGAATTTAAAGTTAAATGACAATCAAATACTACAAGCTCAGAATTTATCTGGTAGGAAGGTTAAGTACCCTACAAAGGCTGGTGCTCAAGCTATGGCAGAAAGTCATAAGAAAGCTGGTATGTTGTCTGAGTTTGTTGAAGGCATTTCTTCTCGTATAGGTACACTGTCTCAGCCTGTGTTACAGGTCATGCGTAGGTACGAGAAAGAACTACTAAAGAATACACAAGCTAGGAAAAACATAGCTGCTCCTTTAACTAAATCTCTTGAAGTGTATGACCCTGCTGCCCGTAAAGCAATAGATGATCTACTGTTGAATGGTAACTACACTGCTGCTGGTAAGTTACTAAACAAGGGTGGTAAGGTAGAGCTTAAAAAGTTTCAGAAGTTAATGAACGAGGACACTGCTAGGCTCAAGAAAATACTTGGAAAGAAGTTCCAGACAATGCAGAATTATTTCCCTCGTAAAGTTAAGGACTACGAAGGTCTTCTTGGTGCGCTAGGTCGTGAGGGTTCTAGTCCAACGTCAGGTTTACAAAAGGCTGTCAAAGACTTAATGAAAAAAGAAGGTGTAACAGATATATCACAATTATCTGATGAATCCCTTAGTAAAACTATACAGTTCTCTATCAACAAAGCATTCCCCACTGTTCAAGGAGGTAAGGGATTTACATCAGGAAGAACCCTACAAGAAATACCACCTGAGCTAACTCAGTTCTATGAAAGCTCCAGTGTTGCTATGATTAAATACATTGAGTCTTCTAGTAGATTCTTTGAGAAGCATAAGTTATTAGGCAGAGGTGCTGCAAGTAAGGATATAAAAGATGAGAACTCTTTGTTATTTAAAACAATAGCAAAACAGCTTACCTCAAAGAATCTATCTGTGGATGCTGGTGATGAACTTGAGTCATTGATTATATCTAGGTTCACTAAAGGTGAGCAAGCTATGAACTCAAAGATAGCAGCCATAAAAGACATTGGATACATGTCTGCACTAGGTCAGTTTAGATCAGCAGTAACTCAGATAAAAGACGTAGGTACATCCGCTTACTTACATGGAACGATGCCTACTATTAAAGCCTTGTTTAAATATAAGAGTACTAAGGTACAGGATGCTGGTCTTGTTGACACTGTATCCGCAGAGATGTTAACTCCTTCAGCTACTAAGAAGTGGTTAGATGGTGCATTGAAGTACAGTGGCTTTAGATTCTCTGATAGGTTTGGTAAGAAGGTACTGATAGAGGCTTCTCAGATAGCTGGTAAAAAACTTGCATCTAGTACTAAGGGAGTTGCTAAACTAAAGAAGAAGTATGGTGCTGCATATGGTGATGATTTTGAGCAACTTGTTACAAGCTTAAAGAATGGAACTGAAGATGAGCTTACAGAACTATACAGGTTCCATGAGTTATCTAACACACAACCTATCTCACTACTAGAGATGCCTAAAGCATTTCTAGATTTTCCTAATGGTCGTATAGCCTACTCTTTAAAGTCATTCGGGTTAAAGCAGTTAACATTAATCCATAATAATATTATTAAAAGAGCGAAGGGTGGTGATAAATTAGGAGCTACTAAGGAAGCACTAAAGTATGCCTCCTTCATAGGAATAGCTGGTGGTACTGTAGATGAGGTGAAGGGTGTATTCAGTGGTGAAGATTTTAATACGTCAGATATACCTGATCGTGTCATAGAGAACCTAACTGGTTTGATGTTCCTTAGTAAGTATTCTCTAGGAGATATATCAAAAGGAGATTACTCTGGGTTTATTGGAGATTGGATCACACCTGCCCTCGGCCCTCTTGAAGCTGCAACTAGGGAGGTAGGCAATATTGGAAAGCAGCGAGAGTTGGAAGATCCTAGCCTCGGTAGTGACCTTCTAAAAACAATGCCTATTATTGGTCGTGTGCTACATGACTGGGTTCTTGGAGGTAAAGAGAAAGCTGCTGCTGATCGTGAAAAAGAAATAATGGAACAGTTCGATTAGGAGTAACGAACAAGGGGACAACTAAGTCCCCTATAAAGTTTCCACTGGAAACTATTTACTCTTCTTCTTACGGACAGGCTTGACTACAGGTATAGGAATACCAGTGATCATGCTCTCTAGTTCCTTGAACTCATTAGGTAGTAGCTCCACTGTAGTCCCTGTCGTGAGGACAATAGACTGATAGTGGAGTACTACTACATGGTCAGTATTCAAGTACCCTGTCTCTATCTTCAGCCACTTACTCATGATTCTCCATCCAATCTTCAACCATCATATCAATACAATGACGAGCCTTAGCTAAGTCCTGCAAAGCTGTGCCTTTGTCTTGATACCTAGTAACATACTTGATGGCTGTATGCTGCAACGCATTCAAGTTGTTAGACATAGAGTAGGTCATTGGCTGTATACTGAGCTTAGTATAATGATTACCTCCAACCTGCTGATCTGATGCTAACTCAGGGGTAGTCCATAGATCCTCAATAGCCTTATTCAAAGGCTTCTTATCTAAGGCGTAGTCCAAGTCATTATCTTCCCAGTTACTGTATGGATTATACGTCATAATCTATCTCCTCTATTTCATTCTCTAGTTCTGAGAACTTATTAATAATAATATCCTCATACCTATCTACTAGGTGGTGACTCTCTAGCTGCAAGAGTTCTAACACATGAGTTTCATCCAACGCTCGTAAGCGTTCTTTCAATTCTTCTAGTGTCATTGACATAGCGTTCCCTTAAATAGTTCATGCTCACTGGCATCTCGTCAAAGCTACCATCCTTGACATCATTCATTACCCACAAGCCACGCCATGATCCATTGGTCTGAGGTGTCAAGTACTCTTCATCATGTTGATAGTAAATACCAGCAAAGAGTCCTGTCATATTTAAACCATCAGCCCTACGTGCATAGGCTATGTCCCTGTCTTGAACATGACCCATGACACAACTCATGTGCTTCTTAGTGAGCAGCATCTTAGCTGAGGCAACAGGTCTACCCATCACACCTGACGTAAAGTAATGACAGTAGGCAACACCATCCACAACGATAGGATCTAAGAACTGTTTGACTTCCCAGCCATTCAGATCAAAGTCGTTATAGCTAATCAACCCATCAAGCTTAGGATCATTCTCAGCAGCCCTATTGATTCGATCCTCATGGTTACCCATTAAGAATATCATACGAGGGTTCCATTGCTTCTTCTTGTTACGAGTCAGCCTCCAGCGTTCCTCCAGTATAGGCTGCATGAGAGCCGCCATAGCCTCGTTACCTGCTTGTATGTCCTTGGTATACCTCCTACCCTCAAAGCTCTTCTTACCTACGTCATAGGAGCTTAGAGAGGACATATCCCAGTGATCACCTAGATGGATAATAACATCAGGCTTAGTATCAGCAGCAAACTTACCTGCCCATGTCAAATGATCATAACTTGTGTCAGGTTTAACCTGTGTATCGGGTATGATTAAATGTTTCATTTCTTTTTCCTATTCAAAGTTCGGAGTTCTCTCTCATCACGAGTCTTTACTCCATGACAGGCCCAGCATAGAACCTGATAACCATCTTCTTCTAAGAACATACGATTGATGTATGTATTCCAATCAATGAACCCATCCTTGGGACACACTACAGGATCAATGTGATCCACTGCTGCATTGTTTTTCCTACGTGACTGTCCCTTATCAGGAGGCAGAGTAGCAGGGCCAACAGTACCACAGCAAGCACATAGGTACTTCCCTGTAGAAACTCTAGCAGATTTCTTAACATCAGCCTTAACACCCCACTTACTGTGTGCTCCGCGAAGAGCAGAGATTATGAAAGACTTATGTCTAGCTTCTGTCCAACGTCCGTTGTTGCGAGTCTTGGTGGTTGCCATATCTCATCATCCTGTCTGCGTAAGTATAAGAGAATACCATTCTCAATAGCCCTCTCTTCACTGCCTAGTTTATCAACACATATATCATACATCTCAAGCTCAGTCTTATCAGCCAGTAACTTCTTAGCTTTCACTGGGCCTATACCAGCTACACCTTTGATGTTATCTGCACTGTCTCCTACAAGGAACTGCATGTAGAAGTTGAATAGACCTTCCTCTTCAGTAATATAATATTTATTCTTCTTGACAAAGTTATAGTGCCAACCAGCGAACTGATCGAAGTCTTTGTCTAGAGATATGGCGATGGACTTATCACCTTCCTGTGTTGCACGTATTGCTATACGATCATCAGCTTCCTCACCACTAGTCACAATGGCATCGAGTTCATTCACAAAGAAATCCCTCAATGCTTCTAGGTGTTTAGGCTTCTCCCTAGACTTACGATTACCTTTGTACTCAGCAGTAATCGCATAGTCTTTTCTGAAGTTACCTCTGCCTGTTAGGTAGTACTCAACTTCATGAGTGGCATCATCAGAATCCATTACTAGATCCTCAATGATGTCATTCGTAAAGCTGAGTAGTGTTCTACAAGCAACCTTTTGTGACTCGTTTTGGCAAGACCAAGCTATGCGATAGCACAGTATGTCTGCGTCAACGAGTAAGATCATAGCTCTGGGATATCCTCAAAGCTCGTAGTGGCTGCCTCGTAACGTACAAGATCATTCACTCGTGCTTTAGATAGTCCTAAGCTAACGCCTGTCTTACCCTTGAAGTTATAGTCATAAGGTTTGACAATGAACGTACACTTAGACCCATTGCCTACAGCGTCTGTCATTTTGAATCCGTCTACATCCTCTACATGAGGTGCATACTTAGAGGACTTAGCAGTTACAAAGTAACCACGATCATCACCTTTGTTCTTGACGGATACACCCATACCTTCTAGGCGATCAACGTGCTCTTCTGATAGTTCACTAATATCTACCTGATACTTGTCTGACATTTCATTCTTCTCTAGGAATGAGAACCAGAAAGCAGTGGCTTCAATTTTAAGTGGGTTATGATTTTGCATGGATTTTTCCTTTAGTTACATTATCACTAGACCTGTATGCAAGCTAGTGTGTGTCTGCCCAAGTGAGTCCTACATTGTAGTCACCATCTAATGGACAATTCATTTCAAAGTGTAGACCAGCATCAACGATGGCCTGTACTCCGAGTCTACCTACTAAGTCTGCATCACTAGACGAGGACTCTATCTGCCACTCATCATGTACATTAGCTACAAACTTATACCACACTCCTGACTCATCAAGACTATGCTTGAGAAGTACTAGAGCTTTCTTCATTACTATAGCACCAGCAGACTGTAAGAGAAAATTCAAGGCACTGTGCTCTGACTCTACTCTTAACCTACGTCCGTCCAGCCCTCGTAGTGTACCACGTTTACGCATACTCCGCAAGACAACCTCCTTCAAACGTGCATAGGCTGGGAGGTTAGACATGAACTTGTCAACCAGTTGCTTACCCTTACGAGGGGAGCCTCCAGCGATCTGTCCTATCTTAGCAAAGCCCCCGCCATAAATCAGCGCGTATATGAAAGTCTTGCTCTGATCTCTAGTTTCTAAGCCAGCAGCACGTTGATTATATGTATGTATATCACCTTCCAATAACTGCTTGGTATAGGCGGCATCATTCATATAGTGTGCAAGCATTCTCAATTCTAGACCAGAAGCATCTATACCAGTGAGTGCGTTACCTTCCTCTACAATCCAACAAGCTCTACAGTCTGTACTGAAGGTCGAAGCTGCACCCCACAGTAACTCACCTGTCTTCTTGTCCTTCTTAGCGGCAGGTACTTGTGCCATGTTAGGGTTTGAATGAGTCATTCTCCCAGAGACTGCTCCATTCGTTATCACTCCACCATGTACACGACCATCATCAGCTAACGCATTCACCCAAGAATCAAGCTGACTAACTCTCTTCTGTAGGGTAAGGTACTCTAGTATCAACTGAGCTTCAGGCAGGTCAACCCCTGCTAAGATCTTCTCATTAATAATGATTGCCCCTTTAGGTGTCTCATCCTTAAACACTACCCCTTGGCTTTGAAGTCTTTGGGCAATTTGTCTTCTACTTCCAAGGTTGAAGACTGTGACCTTATCTTTAAGCTGCTTGCCTGTCTTTTCCGAGACTCGCTTCTCCACCAAGGGAGGGTAGATAAGCTGGACTTCCCTTTCGATTGCATTCATTCTCCCCATAAGGTCAGTGAGTAATTGATTAGCCCTGTCTATATCTAACTTGAATCCATTAGCTTGTTGCTGTGCAATAATGATTGCAACCTCATGCTCAAGCTGTATAGATTCCTCTGAGAATCCATCCTCAAGTAATAGACTAGTCAGGTGAGGCTCAAGCTTATGAGTTATCTCAACATCAACCTTGCAGTACTGGCGCATCTCATCAGTCAAGCCACCATCATAATCATCAAACTTAATCTTAGGGAAACCTAAACGATCACCCCAAGCTGCTAATGAATGACCACCTTCTAAGCGTGGACACCATAGCCGAGACAGTAGCACTGTGTCCCTTAGCTTATGACTAGGTATGGATACATTCCATAGGCTGCTTATCTTAGGTGCATCAAAGCCTGTAATGTTATGACCTATTACGCTTGATGTTCCTACGAGATGTTGCTCTAGCTGCATTGAGTTGACTAGTAATCTCTGCCTTGGTTCCCCCTCTCGCTGGATTCCGCAACACCATATCTGATCCTGTGCCATAGTCGTTTCTATATC